GAGGGAGGGGGTGCGACTCCCCCACACAAATACAGCACATTTCCTAACGTCAAAATAAAATGCTTGATCCCGACACGACATTGCATTAGTCTCATCGAATCCAAAGCAAAACTAAAAGGATAGCTATGAAAAACCCAAACCCTTGGCAACCTGCCGACAACCCCACGCTTGACGCATTTGGCCGTCGATATTTGATTGAGTTGAAGAACATCAAGTTCAATTCTCACTTCACCCGTGAGACTCACTGTTTCACTGCGACGGTGTATCTTGATGGCGAACGTGTGCTGAAAGTTGAGAACGATGGCAACGGTGGAGCGCACAACTACTACCCTGTCCATGGTCAAAGCAGGGAGTCGTTCAGAACCATGCTTGATGAAGCAAAGCGATCTGCTTACGAGTCATTGGATGATTCTATCCGTGAGGAATACAGATCCTTGCTGATCAATAACGACTTTGCCACAGATTTTGCGCTTGAGTACGTCATAACAGAGTTGCTCAACGAACACTTGTGTTTGCGAGACATGCGCAAGCTTTTGAAGGCCAAGGTTGCTGTGTTCGATGAAAGTGACGGCAAGATCTATCAGTACGGTTGCAAGCCAACGGAAGAGAACCTGACGTTCCTCAAAAGCAAAACTGCAGACGAACCCTGTGTGTTTCTCAACGACATACCTGAATACGAAGCCATGGTCTATTGGCGCAGAGCGGAGGGTTAGTCATGAACAACTTAGAACTATCTGCTGACCAATGGGTTGATATGTATTGTCATCTTGGCGTGATCCTCGCTGAAGAGTATGGCGATGGCGGTCTTGAAACGATTGTAGATGAGAACGGTGATGAGAATTACACCGATGATTCTCAAGAACGTTTTGACAATTACGCTGATGAAGCTGAGTCGATCATGTATCGCCTTGGTTTGCGATGCCCAGAAATTTTCCCAAAGCAAAATAAGGAGTCCGACCATGCCTAACATATGTGAAAACGAAGTAAGCATCTACTCAGAGGATGCGAATCAAATCAGATCTTTCATGAAGTTTGTTAAGTCTAAGGACTGCTATTTTGACTTCAACAAGATCGTGCCATCCCCTAATTGGAACAAGACGCCAGACGAAAACGGTGAGCTTCCAACGAAAATTAGAAGAATCCGTAATAGTGAAGGCAAGCTGGTCATGACAATTAGGAGTTTCCCCACAAGCGGTAAGACTGATGACCGTTGGTACGATTGGAACATTGAAAACTGGGGCACCAAGTGGGGTTCATTCAACGGTTCAATGGAGTTTGACAAAAAATATGGCGATGAAGTCTCGTACAAATTCGATACGGCATGGTCTCCACCAGCGCCCATTCTTAAGGCGTTGAGGGATAAGTTCCCTGATGTATCCATACGTTGGTTCTATCGAATAGAAACGTGGTATTCCTGTGGTTTTCTGCATGAGGAAGTTTGATGACACGCGGAGGCATGCGTGAGAACTCTTCTGGTTTGCACCGTCACAAGAAGATGCGGACGCACACATGTGAGTGGTGTGGCAAGAAGTACGAGACCATTCAAAAGGTTGGGAAGTTCTGTAGTGAGGCTCACAAACAGCGTGCTAAACGTGCGCTGTTTGCTATGCGTACTCGCAAGCGTTTAACAGATTTAGCTCGCAAGGGCAGGGATTTTAGGCCGTACATTGGAGTTGATGATGAGCATGCGAGACTTAATGACAACGTTAAAAAAGTTGAGAAGACTGATGAATGATTTGATGCTTGACCGTGGTGATGAAGACCGCAGCAATCCTCGTGCGCCGTTCAACCAAACGGATGACGGTGGCGGTGAGCTTGAAGAGTATGTTGTGACTGTAGAGTTTTTTGTGAAGTCAACGGATCATGAAACTGCTTGTGAAGAAGTTGAGTTTGCGTTAAATCAGAGCAACGTAAACGATTTCTTTGAACTATGGCAGTCGAACGACGTAGAGAAGCTTTGACTGAGGGCATTGATTCTTCCAATGTGATCCTTTGTAGGTCTTGTAAGCGCAAGGGCACGGTTCACACGATGGTATTCTTTTGGGTTAAGACTCTATGTCCTCGTTGTGCGAATCGTGTTCTTCAGCGTCTTCCTCTTGGTCGATGATCTCGTAATCGTCCTCATAAAACTCTTCATCCAGTTCTTCGTATTCAAGATCGACCACGCCTGGCAGGTCTTCATCTTGCATCACCTTGCCGTAAAGTTGGGGTGCAAGGTGATTGTTTTCGATTAGCGCCTGCAGCCGGGCTTCGACTTCTGCTTTGTCCATCTGGTCGATACGCCCGTGCTTGATCTCTTTCTTGTCGATGAGTAGGCCTGCGAGTTTTGCTCTGCCCATCTCTGCGTTGACAGCTGCACCATACGATCCGTTTTCGACGGCTATGTTACGAATCTCAAGCAGATCTCGAGCAACCCGTTCGTAAGTGATTTCGTATTTCTTCTGCTCTCCCTCTTGGAGTTCCCTAATTTTTTCTTGTATGTGCGCATAGCGTGGGTCATTCAAAAGCGTGGTCGCAACCTGTGCTGGGTGTGAGTACCCTGCTCTGTGCGCGCACTCTGTATTTGTGAGATCGTGATACACATACAGCTGCACAAACTTCTGTTGCTTCTTGCTCAACGGTCTATTCTTAAACTGCGCAATCGCATACCGTTTTGGGTTCGACAGAATGTCTTCATCTGGCTCCAAAGCTGCGTTACTCATTTCAATTTTTCCCATATCTCAAAAATTTTTTTTTGCTTTTCCAATCCTAATTCTAAAGGGGGAGAGGGGGTATCCCGAAGGGGAGATATTTAATATATCTCTCCCCCTCTTTAGAGGTGCCCCTCGTGCCCCTTGCCCCTGCCTTATAAATCAATGACTTAGGTAGGGGTACAGGCAAGGGGCAGGCAAGGGCACGCTGCCCCTCGTGCCCCTACCCCCACCTTGTTATAAATCAATGACTTAGGGTACTTATCCACAGGGGTAGGGGCAAATTGAAAACACCCCCGTGCCCCTACCTCTTTTGCCAAAAGTCGAGCCATACCCGACCTAGAATTTACTTTAACTTTCGCTCGTAAGTTCACTTTCAACCCCTCCACATTTGACGCAGTAATACTGCTCGTTCCAAGCGATGTCTGGTATGTCTTTGCATGTGCATCCAATGACATGTTTGAGGTTTGCCAGAGCCGCTGATGTGGGTTCTAGCGGCACATCTTCCCACTCGTACTCCACTCTTAGCCCCACGGCTGCACGCCCATTGACTGCTCTATGATGGGCCTACAGTAGCTGTTGCTGTTGAGGTATCCCAACGTCAGGGCCTGACGTATGCCGTCATCTGTGAGTTCGATGTCGATCTGTGTGACCATGCCTGCAAAGCTTGCGTCCCAGTTTGCTTCTGCCTGCTCGACCACTTCTGTGCTGAGCGTGTCATCCTGCTCCAGATCTGAGTCGATGTTATCCGACAACCATGCCTTCAGTTTCTCCAAGTCTTCTTCTGAGTCTGCGTACACGATCCCGTACTTACCTCCTGTATTCACCTGATATATCTGCATATCTAATCCTCTTATCTACCCTTCTCTACTCTTCGCTAATTCTTTCGCCAGCTTTCTGATCTCTGCGTTGTTCTTGCTTATGGCTTTGGCCAGTGCCTGCATTGATTCTGACATGTCTTTGTTCGCTTGCTCCAGCCCAGCAAACTTACTCATTAACTTTGAAACGGAGCCGACTGCTTCTTCTACGGTTTCATCGTCCACGTTCATTTCAACCGTTACCTTTGCCATCGAACATCTCTTTGTTTATCATCCGTTTGTGAGGGATTCCTTGCCTTCACGTTCAAGCAATCTTCCTTTTTTGCTTTGGGGGACGCTTGCCCCGGCCAGTTCGGCTATCTCCCTTCTGGCTGGGGTTTTAAATCCCCACAAACTTGTACCATTTCGTACCGTTCTTCACATCGATAAGAATGTATCGCTGTTTTACGTTGAACACTGTTTCCAAAGGCACCTTAGTTTCTTTGGCTATGAGCCGCCCTGGCATGCCCATCTCCTGCATGTGAAGTATCCGCATGATCATTGAGTCTTTGATGGGTTCTCTTTTCTCAGGGATCATCTTGGGTTTCGGCGGCTTGGGTTTCTTTTCCCAAGCCTGCTGTGCTCTGATTGCGGCGAGTAAGGTGCTCATAATCGTTTTACCGCTTGCTCCATTCTGCTCAAGATATTCGCTATCCCCTCAATAGATGGAAAAGATTCAGTATCTCGTGAAATTATTGAAAGGGATTCCGATATTTCTTTTAGGACATCGTTCCTCTTCGACTCAACACAAGCCATCATTGCCGCCTCTTGAGAAAGAACGATGTCGTAATTGTGATTTGTTTCATTTATCAACCCAACCATCTCCCTAACCAAAGTGGATGGGCCTGATTTAATCCAATTGCTGTGACGCTCTTCCAACATTTCTTTTTTTATTTTCTCTTCCCACATTCCTTTTTTTACTTTCTCTTCAATCATCTTATGCCTCCCAAGGTCGTGTCATTTCATTTGATTCTAGGTAGTGCCACACCGCCTGCCCAGGCACGGCGTGTGTCTTAACTACATTGCCTTTGTACTTCTGCACATAACTAACCGCGCTCCTTGCCGACTTCT